CTTGTCCATATTAACTCCTAAGTTACCGTAACTGAACCAAGTTCTAACGCTGCCACCAAGTAGTTGGGAGTCAGCCCATCATCATTTGCCCTAGACCCGCCCACCGGGTTCCAGTTCCACTGAAATACTCGGCTTCCTTCGCCTGAATACCCATCTACCAGCAAGCCAGAAGCGTAGTAGCTCAAATCCCTGCGTGGCTCCCGCACTGCTTGCGGATCATCTACCGGGTACATCCCCAACTGTAACTGAGGTTGATCCGGCGTCCAACAGGTTGGGCACACCAGCAAGTTGTAAGTTTTGGTCTTGACAACTTCTTTCTTCAGTTCCTTCAGCTTGTAGCGGAACCCGCAGCGGTCACATTCCGCTATCGAATTCTTGCCTGATGCAAACCTATTACCCATGATTACATGAACATTTGCCGGGGCACAAATCGAACCGCGGCTTTCTCTCGGTCCTCATCCTGCGCCAACTGCCACGCCTCATCATATTGCATCTTCAAAACCTGTAAACGCTCCATTCCGTTGGGTAACTTGAGTGCCAAATAGTAGGCTAACCCTGCCGCTACGCACGGAATAAACCTAAACGGCACATCCATCGTATCCGAGCCATCTCCAGCGTTTTGGTTCCTACGCAGCCGCCAGTACACGAAGGTATAGGTCTGGGAGCCATCAGGCGTGGGCCAGACGCTGATTGCAGGGGGGTTTGATACATACACGGCTGTACCCGTTGTATGCGTGGCTGCGGTGGTATTAGCCTGCCCTCTGGAGCATGCTGTCAGGACATTGCCTACGATATACCCGTAGTAGATGATCTCGTTGTCGACCTTGATGTAGCCGGCGGCGGCTAGTCCCACGACAGAATCCAAAGTGATTGTGGTGGCTGTGGCAGTGACTGCTCCGTTGAGGGTCAGCGTTGTGGCTGATGTCTGACCTGAATTGCGCTGGATCATTACCTGAATGGGCCTAGCCTGAGTCAACTTGTTGGGTAGTGTGGCGTAGGTGCTGACGCTGATGCGGGTGATGGTCAGGTCTGCTTGGTTAGATGTTGAGTTGGCATCGGTGCGGATAACATGCTCAAGCAAGTCTACGGTGTCCACCGGCAGAGCGTATGTGTTTAAACCTTGAGTTAGGGTAAACGATCCCTGCTCAATCGTCCACATGTTGATGCCCCGGTTGGCCCAGTCAGCAAACATGATGTTGAGTGACCGACGCGCTGTACGCATGTCATAGCCCGTGCGGAGTTCAGAGCCTGCGCGTTCAAACGCATCCTCAATGACCTCACTCAGGTCCATGTCAAAGTTAGCAACGCCCGAAGTTGTCATTATCTAAATCCTGCGGTTTTCTTTGCTATGCCCTTGGGTTGGGCTACAAACTGTTTTCCACTTGCTTTACCTGCTCTCTTGGCCTTGGTTGTCGCTGCATACTCAGCAGGGCTAAGACTTTTGATAGCCGCCTCTGGCAAATACCGCTCCCCCGTCTTACTCGACGGTTTGCCAGACTTGGTGCGCCATTTCTGGTCACCCCAATCTTTGAGGGATTGCTGCGGTGCTTTCAATCTTTGTACCCGCCGCCTGCGGCCTTGTATCGTTTAGCCATTAACTGCGCTTTCCTAGCTGACCACTGCCCAGCACCCGTACCCTGCACAGCAGCAGCTTTAACGCTGTTAAAAATCCGTTTACGCAGATCAGGCTTGGTGTAGTTGCCGGCCTCATTGACTTTGGATTTTACCGCCCCGCCTTCTTTGTACTGCGTGAAGTCCGTGTCGTCACGGCGCTTCTTACGCTTGCCGGTAGGCATCTTGCTAGGGTCAATGGCCCCCATGCCACGGGAGGCTCTCATATCAGCAGGCCATGCCGCCGCTTTTCATCTTGATCTGCTTGGCTTTGGTCTTGCCTTTGGATGCAATGCCGTCAGCCGAACGGACGAAACCGCCGGTTGCCATCTTCTTCATGGGCATTTCAGGTTTGGCTCCAGCTTTTTTCTTAGCCATCATTGCCATGAAGCCGGAGTTCATTTTTGTAGCCATATCACCACCTCGTTTAAAAGATTTGCCTTTGTCGGCGTTACTAAAATCCTTACCCACGGACTGTGGGATACCTACTTTTTTGGCAAAACTCGGGCTGTGAGCTATTGCCTCCATGAAATTGTGCTGCTTTTTGCTGGAGCTTGGCATTTAGCATTTCCATCTTGCAAGAGCCGCTGCTTTGCGGGTTGGTTTACCCTTCTCGTCTTTCATCGGCCCCGGCATACCGCTCATCCGGGCGCAGAACGAGTCCTTGCGTGGGCCACCTTGGGGCTGTGGAGCCTTGAGGTTGCTGCCTGTAGCTGCGTTGTACTTGGCCCTACCCTTGGCAGTCAGTCCAGCCCCCTTGGAGATCGGTAGCTTCTCGCCCCGACCAACAGAGAGAACCGGGCCTTTCTTCTTAGCCATAGAACACCGTGATTTTTGCTGACGTTGGCAGGGTCACGTGTATGTCAGTTAAAAACAACACACCCTCACCCGGCACTGTGAAAGAGAACGCAGACTGATTGGTAGACAAATTAAACTGAAGCCGAGTAGTGCCGCCAGAGCCACCATCCCTCAGAATAATGTCTCCAGCAGTGCCACCGGGAGTAACAATAAGACCTTTAACCCTATTGCGCCCCGACACCATTGTGCCTGTGGTCTCTCTGTGAACCGCTAGTACGTCTGTCTGTTGCATAATTAATCTCCTGTAAAACGGGGGCCGAAGCCCCCAAGATCAATTAAGCAGACGCTGGAAACTGCAAACCAGTAGAGTCGGCAACCACGTACATGATTGTGTACTGCACAGTACCTGCGGTCACCGCTGCAACAGTTGGAGTCATTGTGGCAACCACTTTAACGTCTGTAGCGCCGATACCAATACCGTTGGGGGATGTAGTAGAAGCTGCACCACACCATGCGCCCAATTTAGCAGCGGCATTGCTGACGGCTGCACGACCCGCAGCAGTTACGTCAGTAGCAGCCCAATACAAAGCGGCGGTAGTGCCGTCGCCAATGGACACGTTTGCGGCAGTTGAACCTGTAAATGCGACAGTGGTGTCGATCAGGATGTCAACGATTTGAGCGCCAGCAGGCAGTACGCAGATGGTGTCGGTAGTCGCGGAAGCGGCCTGACCTGTGTAGTTTTTCTTGAATGTTTGCGAGACAACGGTTGCACCGCAGTTCTCAATATTACCAACCGTTGTGCCCGTTGTGTTGCGGACAGTACCGAGCAGCCAAGGGCCGAGGTGAGTTGCGAATCCCATGATGTCATTCCTTCATGCGTTAAGGTGTATCAATCTTGCATGTAAGTCAGCCGGGACTGTTTGATACACCGGAAAGCCCGGAGTAAGAGCAATATATCAGGAATTGGTGGGGGGTGCAAGATATTTAAATTTCCACCCCGTATATGGGCCACGTACCAACACTTTACCGGACTTGAGTGCCCGATTTGCTGTGGGCGGCTTCAATCCTAACGCCGTAAGCAGGGCTGCAACACTTGCGTACCCGGTGCTGTTCCCCGCAGGGTCAACAGCTACTACAGCCTTGCTGACCTTTGCGCCGTGGTCTGGGCGCTCTTTGCCGTACCAGAAGTTGCCCTCCCCCATTAGGGTAGCACTGATCTTAGCGCGTACCGTTGCAGGCTTGGGTTTGCCTATTAGATGCTGCCGAATCAGTTCTTTTGACTCTGGCTTGTGCAACCTACCTGCTGAAGACGCGCCTATGTTAATCCGCGCCCTTGCGGTGTGTTTGTACCCCCATGTGGGGCTTGCCGTACCCGACATCCCTTGCATTGGGGCGGTAGCGTCTACGCCGATGTTGTAGCAGTTTTCCTGCCCTACATGCGCGTGCAGCCATACGTTTTCTGCGGTCAGCAAGTCTGCATCCTCAGCAACTTCCTCAAGGACAACAAACACAAACGCTTGCTCCCCATATTTGTTCCATGCCGCTTGTAGGTGTCGGTTGTTGTGTTTGTTGCCACGCAGTTCTGAAAAATGCCGGGTTTTACGCCGCTTCAGATCAACCGCACTACCCACGTAAAACTTGTTGTTGACGATGTTGATGATTTTGTAGATGCCACGTGCCATAGGTTCCTTAGATACAGGTAATGTGTTTTCGTAAACTGGATTGTACCTGATCTGAACTAATAACACAACACAATTAAAAAAGGGAGCCGAAGCTCCCTTTTTTGTAGCAACCAACCTAGGCTGGCTGAGGGTTTGCTTAGGACGAACCCGGCGAACCGAAAATTCCAAGCGGATCCGACCATCCAAAGCTGTAGCGCTCACGGGACTTGTAACGCACGTTACCGGTATCGAAGTCTCCATCCATTGAGTTTGCCAATGCAGTGCGCTCAAAGTGCTTCAGACCGTTGGGTACGTCAGTGGTCAGATACCAGCCGTTGCTGTCAGTCAAGAAGTGATTGACACAGTAGCCTTCAGGGATCGAGCCGTTGTTCTTCAGCGCGTTGATATCGTTGTCGGTAGTGCCAACACGCAGGCTGGTCTCCAACAGACG